CCTATTCTCGAACACGGCCTAAAGTACAAAACCATCGGCATCAGCCCCGACGCGGCGCAGGCCATCCAAACCCGATTATTTTCTATACAGGACGCATCCCGGATTTGGAAAGTCCCTGTTTCCCTTCTTGCAGAACACACGCACTCGACATTCACAAACACGGAACAGCAGGACATTCAGTTCGTTAAATACGGACTTCGCCCGGAGTGCAAACGATTTGAAACCGAGATTGAGCGCAAGCTATTCCCTGAAGGTGAAGCGGAGCGCATTGATGTAAAATTCGACCTGAAAGGGCTGCTCCGGGGGGACTTGGCCGCGCAGTCCGACTGGTATCACAAGGCTGTTCTCGATGGATGGATGTCCCGCAACGAGGTCCGCGAACTCGAAAACCTGAATCCCGTGGACGGCCTCGATGAATATCTGGTCCCCTCAAATATGACCCTCCCCGAACTACTTGGAAATCTTAACACGCCAAAAAATGGAAAATAGGAAATACATAACCGGAGAGATCCGCGCCTTTGACCGCAAACAGGCCGAAGAAACGCGGACCGTGGAATTTGTGATCAGCGACGAAACCCGCGACCGGCACGGAACTGTCATCCCTATATCGGCCTGGAACCTGGACAATTTCAATCGCAACGGGATTGTTGGTTACCAACACGACGTTTACGGGTCCTTCGATCCAGACCCCGATAAAGTTCTGGGGCCGGGTGAAGCATTTGCCGAAGACGGGAAGCTGATCGGGCGCGTGACGTTTGAGCCGAAAGATATTAACCCGCTTGCAGAAAAAATCTTTCGCAAAGTCCTAAACGGGACACTGAAAGCCACATCGGTAGGTTTCCGCGAAACGGCCCCCGGCAAATGGGGTGAAGGCGAACAGGCGGTCAATGGGAAGAATCCTACTTACTATTTCAGTGCCGTGGAACTGATGGAATTTTCAATCGTGAACATCCCCTCAAACCCTAACGCCCTGCGCCGGACCATCGAAGAGGAAACCACCGCGCGGCAGGATAAAGAAGAAATTCAGCGCCTCGGGGGACAGATCATCGCCCAGCAGGCAGAGATTGAAGCGCTTAAATCGAAGCTGGAGTTTACAGAGAAAGCAATGAGATATTATCAAAAAAGCCGGAGAGGCTAATTATTAACAATTAAACAAAAGTTCAGAAAATGAAAAAGTCCGAAGAATTGAAACAGAAGCGGACGGCCCTTGAGGCGAAGATGGCAGAACTGACCTCGAAGGCTGAACGTACCGCGGAGGACAACTCCGCGTTTGACCAAATGGCGCGCGATATTGACGCGCTGGATCTCGACATCGCCCGTGAAGAGCGCATCGAAAAGATGGCGATCCGGCACGTGATCGAAGCTCCGAACATCATCACCGAAAAAAAGAGCTTTAAGGATTACAGTTTCCGGAAGGCGATTTTTGAAACTGCCTACCGTGGCGGCCTGACCGGCCTTGAAAAGGAAATGCACGAAGAGGCCGTTCGTCAGAACGAAGGAGTGCAGGGGATCGGGGTTCCCGATTTCGTTATCAACTCCCGCGCCGACCTGGCCGCTACCAGTTCCAAACTTGTGGCCACCGACACGAAAGACTTCATTGACTCGCTGAAGGCCCGGTTGGTGGTCGTGCAGGCTGGCGCCCGCGTGATGACCGGTCTGAAGGGGAATCTCTCGATTCCACGTCTGACCTCCGGGGCCGTCGGTTGGGCATCTGAAGTGGCCGACGCCAAAGATTTCGCGGCCTCGTTCGACAACGTGGAAATGTCCCCGAAGAGGCTGACCGCCTACCAGACCATGAGCAAACAGCTCCTGATCCAGTCCAGCTACGACGTGGAGGCCATTCTCCGCGATGACATGATCAATGCCGTGGCCCTGGGTGTGGATTCCGCCGCTATTTACGGGGGATCAGCCAGCACACCGACCGGGATCCTGGCCACATCAGGGATCGGTAGCGTGACCGGCGGAGCCACCGGAGCCGCCCCCACCTGGGAGAACATCGTGGCGTTGGAAAGAGAAGTCGCTGTGGATAATGCAGACCTTGGATCACTGGCCTTTTTGACCAATCCCAAAGTACGGGCAAAACTGAAAAGCACCGCCGTGGGGACTGATCAGCGGATGGTGTGGGCTGAAAACGGAAACACCCTGATGGGTTATCCCGCCTATGTTACCACGCAGGTTCCCTCGACGCTGGACAAATCCACTACCACGGGCGTTTGCTCGGCTATCATCTTCGGAAATTTCTCCGACCTAATGATCGGGCAATGGAACGGCCTTGACATCATCGTGGATCCCTACACCGCCGCCAAAAAGGCACAGGTGAATGTCTTTATACATTCATGGTGGGATGTCGCCGTGCGTCACGCTCAGTCCTTTGCCGCGATGCTCGACGCCTTGACCACTTAACGCGGTCCCAAAATCCTTTCATATTCCCCAGGGGGCGGGGGCAACTCCGCCCCCCTATTTAAAGAACAACAAAACAAGCGATGAAAGTAAAGATCTTGAGGCCGATTCCAGGGTGGGCGTATTTCGGGGGAGAAACCACGGAGATTCCCGACGAAAGGGCTGCGGAACTGATCGCACGCGGTAACGCCATTCCGGTGCCGGAAACCATGCAGGAGATCCCGGTTATTAAAGCCTATGTAAGGGAAGAGGAAACCACGAAAAAGGAAACGGTTCGCACCAGGAAAACGAAATGAAAACAAGCCGGTTCATATCACGAAGCACAGCCCTCCCGGTCACGATCTACGAGGTTAAGGAGCATTTGGGCATCTACCACTCGGAGAAGGATGTTAACCTTAAAATTCTGATGGAGGCCGCCTGTAATGCGGCGGAGCAGTTCACGGGTCAGATCTTCCGGGTCGGCGGTGATACGATTGAACAGGCCATTGAAAAATTCACCCCGGTCATTGATCTGGATTACTCCCCGGCAACGGGTGTAGCGTCGGTCAGCTATTTCGACGGGTCGGAATATCAAACGCTGGCCACCGGCAATTACACATTCCTGGACTACACCACCCCCCAGAAGGTCGAATTTTCCACGGTTCCGGTCGCAACGGGATCCACGGAGAAGGCCGGGTTAGTCCGGTACGTGGCCGGTTACGCCTCCCCTGCGACGGTCCCCGCCGATGTCCGGGCGGCCATTCTTCTGATCACGCAGCACCTATACGAAAATCCGGGGGACACGGTTCGCCAGCTCCCCACGGTATCGGAATATTTACTCAGAAATTACAAAGTTCATTAGGTTTTCATAGCGGTTGGTTTTAGTTGGTTTTGGCCCCGTCCACACCGGGCGGGGCTTTTTTGAAAAACGAAGATGGAAAAGCAAAAGGTTTTTGACACATACGCGGAGTATCACAAGCCCACACGGGTGAAGGATAGCCACGGCCATGTTAAGGAAACCTATGCCTTGCATCAAAAGGCGATGGTTGGCATTGAACGCTATGCCGGTGGGGAGAGTGCCGGGGCTGATCGGATCGCGTGGGACGGGACTTTTACTATCCTTGGGCATTACATCAGCACCGTGGACATAACATTCCGCGTAAAAATCGATTCCGACTATTGGGCCATCGTGGACATTGAACCGTTGAATCGGCGCCGTTGGATGAGGCTGCGCGTTAATAAAGTGGTGGGGTGATGGAACCAAACGGAATACATATCAATGTAAAATCTGAGGGGGTCGCCGAAACGATGGAGATACTGAGCAAGCTCCCGGCGAAGGTTGCGAAACGGCCCATTCAGAAAACCCTGCGCAACGCCGCAAAACCTTTGGAACGGGAAGTGCAGCAGAACCTACCCCCGAAAGTTTCGGAGCTAAAAAAGGCCATCACCACGAAAAACATGAGGTCCCTCCCTGCCGTGAAAACCGGTATCTACACAAAGCGGGTGATGGTACAACTCCGGGATGGGCGTAATTACGACGCTTATTATCCCCTATACTGGCTTAATTACGGAACATTGGAAAGGCGCGATCCTACGCACCAATTCCAGAAGCCGGTCAGAAGAACCCGGCATTTGCTGGCGGGGATCCGTCCGCAGAGGTTCGTTCAGAAGTCCTACGACAATGTTTTTCGGGAGGTGGTCGAATACGCGGAAGCCAATCTGCTGAAAGACGCTGAAAAGTTCCTGGACCAGCAGAGTAACAAAATGTTCAAACAGACAAAAGTCGCATGATCTTAGAAGCTATACATAGCGCAATAAGCGGGGTTTGCGAAGCATACGCCCTGATAGGTGACATAGAGGCCGAAACCCCCTTTGCCGTATATAACGCCTCCCCTACGCCTCTACGGGACAAATCCGGGATCGTGGGGTATGATTACGACGTTACGGTTTCCATCGTTTCCCCCGATCTCGACACGGTTGTAAATATGTCCTCCGGTATTATATCGGGGGTACTGGCGATGACAGATAACACGCGCGAGGGGACATCGATAGATTTCGCCCACTTCCAGGGGGCGGAACAGAGATATGATGCGGTGGCATCGGTTCATGTGAATGATTTAAAGTTCAGAATAGTAACAGAAAACGAATAAAATGGCACACTCAAAAGTAAAAGGTTATCAGGTGGCTTTGACAATCGGTACGGATTCGATTGTAGGCACGACCTCCGACACGTTCGCCGGTGGCGGGGTAATCAAAGAGGCGATCCAAAAATCTGATCAGGGGCAAACGCAGTACCTGAATGCGGGCTACGAAGGTACCCACAGCGTTAACGCGTTTGTTTATACGGGAACCGAAGGAGCTAATGAACTCGGCCTCGCGTCGGTCTTGGCGGCCTGCCGGGATAACACGACCGGAACCTATGCCCTGGCATTGGGTTCTGATTCCGGGGATCCCCTGATTACGGGGACTTGCACTTACCTGAGTTGCACGGTCAACAGCAACTCCGAGGATTACGCTGATTGTTCGGTGGAATTGCAGATCACCTCCGCCCCCACAGTTACAACCGTTTAAATAAGAGAGATATGGCACTTGCTAAAGTTTTAGGTTATAATGTTTTGGTGGCCCTGGGCGGGAAGAAAATAGCCGGAACCACCTCCGACACCTTCACCCTGGCTGGGAAAGGTGAGGAAACGATAATGAAGTCCGACAAAGGCAAGAAACAGATAGACAATATCGGACATGACGGGACTTTTTCTGTAAACGCCTTTGTGATGAAAGGCACCGTGGCTGGGTGGCTGAATTTCGCCGATGTGGTGAGTTGTTGCGCCGGATCCTCCGGGTCATCCTTTGTTATGACTTTTGGGGGTACTCCCGTGGCCTCCGGGTTTGCGATCTTCCGGAATTTCACCCTTAACAGCGATTCCGAGAATTACGCGGATTGCTCGATCGAATTGCAGACGCAGGGGAGTGTCTGGGTTGCTTCCTAATAATTTTAAAAAGAACTGACTATGAACGACTATTTAGAGATCGACGGAGTTGATTACCTGATCCGATTTAACTGGAACGCAATCGGAAGGTTTCAGCAGGTGGAGGGTGTTGAATTTGCGGAGCTGGATAAAATCGCCGGTAAAAACGCAAAGGTCCTGACCTCCCTGATCCATTGCGGGCTTGCCGAGGGAGCGCGGATCGAGAAACGGGAGCTGCCCTTTACGGTTGACGACTTGGGTGCTTTAATCGGCCCTACCGATATTGCCCCCATCCTCGAAGTTTTCTACCGGCAAATAAGCTCATCTGTCGGGGCGGTGAAGGTTAAAAAAAAATAGAGAGTGAAGATGATGGGGATCCTAAAAAAATATCCGAATATCTGGCAATGGGGATCGCCTGTCTGCGCCTCTCCCCTGCGGAGTTTTGGGATATGCTCCCCGGCCAATACTTCGACGCCCTTACAATCTACTACCGGGAGAAGCGCAGCGATCAGCGATTCATCGCCGAACTTTTCAGGATGCAGACCACCGACCTGCTCAATATCCAGATCAAAAAATCGCAGCGCCTTAAGCCCGGCGAATTATGGCGCTTCCCCTGGGACGATGACGATGAGGCCGACAAAAAGCCGATGACGGATGAGGAAATAAGAAAGCACAACGAGGAAATTTTGAAACGGTTTTCAAATGGCGGATAAGGAAAGAAGGCTGAAATGGATGCTTTGGGCGGATGCAGTTAAGTTCAAAGCAGGACTGAATGATGCCAATAAATCGCTTTCTGGATTTCAGAAAAAAAGCCAGTCAATGTTTTCTGGAATCCAAAAGGCCGCCATTGCCGCGTTTTCAGTTACGGCCATTGCCAATTATATGCGTGTGGCATCAGAGGCCGCAAACGTACAGCAACAGGCGGAGGCGAAACTGACGACAGCGCTGAAAGGGCGCGTGGATGTCATGCGTGAGATAGGGTCCGTCGCTTCGGAACTGCAAAAAAAGACGCTTTTCGGGGATGAGGTTACAATCGAGGCCGCAGCGCAACTTGCCGCTTTCGTAAAAAACGAAGAGCAGATAAAGAGGCTTTTGCCTGCCATTCAGGACATGGCAACGGCTATGCGGATGGATCTTGTTTCTGCGGCTGCGTTGGTTGGGAAAACCATCGGCGCGTCAACAAATGCGCTTGCTCGTTATGGGATTAGTGTCGAAGGGGCGGCCGGGAGCGCCGAGAGGGCTGAATCTGCAATCGCGGCATTAACGAGTAAGTTTGAAGGTCAGTCGGCGGCGGCGGCAAAAACAGGAACGGGGGCAGTCACCCAATTAAAAAACGCTATCGGCGACCTGAATGAACAGGTAGGGGCGTTCATCATAACATTTCAAAATTTCTTAGCGACAAACAGATTCGTAAAAGGTCTGCTGGATAATACGGCAAAAACATTAACCATCATGTCCGTTAAATGGACTGCATGGGAGAAACTGATTATCAAATTTGAGGGCCAGTCTAAAACATATCAAAGGGCGTTAAAGAAGATTGAAGAGGAACAGCAGAAGGTGATGCGCGGCTTTTATGATATGTCGCAGGACTCTATTTCTCAGGATGATCCATTGATGGTCAGTATGAGAAATTTGCTTTCAGCCGTTCAGGATCTGAGTAATTTTGCGGGGGAACAGTCGGAACAATTAAAGGCCCCCGCTCCGGAAGTCCCGACGAAATATGAAGAATTAAGCAATAAGTTCGCCGAACTTACGAAACAGGCGCAGGCGCTTGCGGCAGAAAATAAAGACACTTCCGATATAACGGCCCGGATCGCCGCCATTGATTTACAAATCGCCTCCATCGATGAACTGATCGAAAAGCAAAAAGAAAGCGCAACGTGGAATCAAAAATATGGCGGCACCTATTCCCCCGCCTCATCGATTACCGGGCAGGGGGCGAGTGTAACGGGATCGGCAGGACTTGACTCCAAAACCCTCGGCGATATGAGTGGTATGATCGCCGAAAACACGGCGGAGGTTGAAAGTTACTTTGCCCAAATCCAGGCTTCAGGGGAGAGGGTGGCCGACATGATCCGCTTTGCCTTTGAAGATATGGCCCGCGGTGCCGCTGAAGCTTTCGGGAACCTGGCCGCCGGTAGCGGATCAATGGAGCAGGTAGCGCAGGCCCTTATGAACCCAATCGCAAATTTGGCGATTGAATTGGGGGTGATCCTTCTGGGGGTC